CCACAACCTCGGCGGCTTGGGGCTGTGCTGCGGCTGCGGCTTCGGCCTGCTCGCGCAGCAAACGGTGGTTGATGCCGTCGATGGGCTTGGATGGCTTGCGCACCTTGACTGGCTTTTTGCCTTTGCGAAATTTGGGGGTGAGGATTTTTGCCTGCATTATTTGGCCTTCTTTGGTGCTTTGCCTGGCTTGCCTGCCGCCTTGGCCGCTGTGGTGGCTGTGCTGAGGGCGATGGCCACGGCTTGCTTTTGGGGCTTGCCTGCTTTCATCTCTTTGGAGACGTTTTTACCGATGGATTTGGCTGAGTAGCCTTTGGTCAGTGGCATGGGGTGCTCCTATGAAAAAGAAGGGGCCGAAGCCCCTTCAATTTGTTGGCCAGATTACTGGTTGAACAACAAGATGCCGGACATTTCCGGGTTCTTGTTGACCACGCCGAACAGAGTGTCCATACGATACTTAATCGTCATGCTGTCGATGTCATACCACTTTTGCAGGACCAGCTCGATGCCTTGGTCTGTGCTTGCACGCATCACGGCAACACCAGCGTCCGAGGGCACTGCGTAACGGCCAGGCAAGATTTCCAAGGAGTCACGCTGCCAGAACACGTTGACCGAAGCGGCGTTGACGTTCAAGAAGGTGATGGCGGCTGCATCGGCTGCAACTGCGACTTCCACGTTCTTGTACTGCAACTGGGCGTCAGTTGGGCCTGTGCCACCGATGGTTTGAGCACCGATGATTGGGGGCGTGATCACCAAGCTGGTGCCACCTGCGGGGACGCTCACGACACGGAAGGTCTTGAGCTGGCCGGTGGATTGCTTGGTGATGTGGTGCACTGCGTACACTTCGGCGATGGTGAAGGCGTCGCCAGCTTTCACGTTGGCCGATGTGGTCACGGTGACGGTCTGGAAGCGGTTGTCCACGTTGATCTGGCCGCCCACTGATGTGGATGTGGCCTGAGGCGCGTAGTTCGCTTGGGTGTTTGAGCCGTTGGTGTCGATGCGAATGCCGGTGCCGCCAGCGGCTGCCGTCAGGCGGTTGGCATAGTCCATCTTGTAGGTGTCGAAGCCTGCGACCATGCCCACGTAGCTGCGCTCAAAGGCTTTGTCCGACTTGGCGTTGCCGAAGCTGCGAGCGGTGCCGACCAGGTTGCCAGCCAGGCCGTTGTAGTCGCGGCTGGACAGAGCCATGAAGCGGTCGTAATCTGGAACGCCCTGTTCGTTCATGATGGTGTCGCAGAGGGAGACGTCATCGTAATCGCCAGCAGCTGCTGCGATTGGGACAACCAAAGAGCCCAAGTTGGCGGCAGAGCCCATGATAGCCACGTTGATGTCGGAGGCCAGCTTTTGCTTGGCAGACTCGCCCAGGCGGCCTTCTTGCAAAGCGTCACGCAGTTCGAGGGCAGTCATTTCCCATGGCACTGTCTGGCTGTAGCCCAGAGTTGCGGGGACGGCCAGCTGGGTCATGCCCTGGTATTGGCCAGCAATGCTGTTACCTGGGGTGCTGTTGATCGACTGGGCGATGTAGGGCTGTGGACGCCAGATGGTGTTGTTGGCACGCTCCATCATCGTCTGGTCGGTGTTGTAGATGTTGACGTGACGGGACAGGACCAGCGCGTCTTGGAAGCCTTCGAGGAGGTCTTCAAAGGCAACGCGTTCTTCTTTGCTGAAACTGTTGGACATGGTGATTCCTTAAAAAATCATTTGGAGGATGCTGCTCGTTTCTGTGCCTTGTACTGGATGACCTTGGTCATGTTTCCAGTACGGGCGGCTTCTTCGCGCAAGCGTTCGAGGGTTGAGTCCACCGCCCCCGAGACGCGCCCTGTGCCGGACACGACTCGCTCAGGCGGTGGGGCTGCTCTGCGGTTCGTTACTTTCAAATCTTTCTCCAATTTGGCGACCGCAAAAGCAAACTTTACGGGGTCTTTGATGGCCGCCAGCTCTTGCGCCTTCTTGGGGTTTTTTCCGAGCGCGTAAACGACGAGGGCGGGGTTATCCGCACCTTGCAGCATGACGCCTTGCTGGGTGACGTTGAACAACTCCTGGGCCACGGCCTCGGCGTCTTCAAAGTCTTTGACTCGCAGTTCAGCTTTCGCTTTTCCGTAGCCGTCCAGTTTGGCTTGCCAAGCCTTTTGCTGATTCATAACTTCAGCTTCTTGCTTGGCGTTGGCTTCGTCGGCTTGTCGCTTGCGCTCAAACCAATTGGCCAGTGCTGTCTCGAACTGATCGGCGTCATAGTCGTGGTCTTCGAGCTTTGGCTTTGGCCCCAACGTCACCGGCTTGGTCTCAGTGATGGTGGTGGTTTGCAGCTTGCTCTGAAGTTCGCGGTTTTGACGCTGAAGTTCTCGATTCGTTTTGCGCAGCTCGCGCACCCATTCAGGCGCATGTGCTGGTTCTTCGGGAGGTGGCGCTTCCTCACCAATGGAGACCACCACCTCGTCGGTGTCGCCTTCGTCTTCGGTGGCCTGGGTCTGCTCGTCATCGGCTTGCGCCGCTGGCTGCTCGGTGTCCTGGTCGTCGAGGACGATGGTGTCATCGTCGTTGGTGTCGATCTCCTGATCTGCCTTTGTGTTCATCTGTGACCCTGTGCAACTCACCCGTTTGAACGGTGGGTGGAATCCGTATGTGTGCGATTGTCACTCAATTGTGGGTTGATTGACAACAGGCTGTGTTTGTTGTTGGACCATGCCGCCGATTTGCTGGGCCAGGTTGAGGGCGTGGTCTTGGGAGTCCATGTCCACGGTGCTCAGTGTCTCAATGGTCTTGGCGCGGCTGAGTTCGGCATCGGCCACGGTCTTGACGGTGTTGGCACGGGCCTGGGCAGCTTTGGCTGTGGCTTCTTCGGCCGCGGCTTGCAGGTACATGGCGTTGGGGTCTTGCGGCTGGCCTTGCATCTCGGCCATGAGCTCTTGGGCCTCGTCGTCGGTGGGCTTGATGACGCCCATGCGGAGCAGCTTCTTTCTGAAGTGGGCATTCAAATCCGAGAGCCCTTCGCCTTCCATGTTCATCATGGCGGCTGCCGTGAGCACCTGGGCGGTTTCTGGGTCGGTGGTCATTTGCAACATGCCGGTGATGGCCCTGACGGTGGCATCACGGCGGCTGGTGCTGGACGGGCCGACCTCGGACACCACGTCAAAGGTGGCGCTGGAGAGGTCGTTTTCGAGTACCACAGCGCCAGTCTCTTGGTCGATGGTGGGGCGCATGAGCTCGACGGTGCCTGCCTGGCCATCGGCGGCGATAGTCTTCATTTTGCGCTTTTCCTCGGTGTAGATCTCTTTGGCCATTGAGAGCCAGATCTCGCCGCATCGCTTCATGCCCTTGGCAAAGTTGGACATGTAGATGAAGGCCTGCATGTCCACGCGGGTCTGGATCATCTCGACGGCTTTGCCGGACATGCCGCTGACCATTTTGTCTGCGCCTTGGGGGTTGCCCAGGATGTCCTGCATGTCGGTTTCGGTGATCTGCAAGAGCGCGGCCATTGCCGGGGGGATGTTGGGGGCGCGAGTGTAAGCGACCGGGCCGCTGACGGCCTGGTTGCCGTCTTGGTCGGTGATGGGGTTGATGAGCAGATACGGGTAGTCCTTGAGGTTGTCCTCGGACCACATGACCTGGTGGCCTGCAACTTGCTCGGGGGTCAGGATGGGCTTCTCGACACTTGACAGTGCTGAGATCTCGCCCAGCTTGGAGAGCTGCATGTTTTTGAGGCGCTGGGCGTCCTTGGCCAATCTGACATGGCCCATGCAACGCTCGACGTTATCGACAAACCAGCGTTTGCCGTACACGACCACGATGGGAATGCACTTGCCTGCGATGTACCCGGCGTCTTCGAGCACGCGGCCACCGGACATGATGTACTTGCGAACGCGCTTGCGCTTGACGCGCTTTTGCCGGACCTCGACGGTGCCGATGGCGCGGAGGGTTTCTTCGAGGGTCTCGTCGGCTGCGAAGTCTGCCGGGGTGTAGCGTTCCTCGGTGCCGTCAATGGCTTGGAAAATGCGAATGGTCTCGGTCTTTTCTTCGACCTTGAAGTATTCGGCGACATAGACCACATCGGGTGTGCACCAGTCGAATTCGTACTGGTGGATGATCTTGGGCCAGTCTGTTGGGTCATCGCCCCAGGTGTCTTTGTAGGCCTGGCGGGTCATGCTGGTGACGACAAAGCAGAACTTGGCGTCTGACTTGTCCTGGCGCTTGGCCCCGAGGTCAAAGAAGACGGAGCTGTCGGCGTCAAAGATGGGTTCGATCCTGATGCGCTGGCGATCGTCCTCGTCGTTTTCCTCGTCCTCGTAAACGGTGCGCAAACGCCATGCCCCGATGCCGCCCCCAACTGCCTCCTCGAAGGCGTTGTCGTAGGCCTCGTCTGCTACGGATGCTTGCTCGTCTGCCCGGTAGAGGCCATCGCAGACCTCGGCCAGCTTGTCATTTTCCTGGCCGTCCTTGGACACGTAATCCACGGTGATGCGGTTGTTGCGGTACTCGTTGATGATGCGGATCACGGCCAGCATCACTTTGTTGACCTCAAACTTGGGTTTATTTTCATATTGGTCCCAAAGTGGCCCTTCCCACTGGCTACCTGAGAGGCTGTAAAAGCGCCGATCCTGAAGGCATTGCAGGCGCTCGTCGCGCAGGGCTGTTTGCACGTCATCGAATTGCGCGAGGGCCTCGGAGTGCAGGTTGGCCAAGCGTTGGTCGTTGGAGATTCGGGCCATGAGTGGGCGTCCTTATGAATTGTGCGATTGTCTCACCACTTCTTGACGTTGGGCAACGGTGTAAAGCTGGCGGGTTTGGCCGCGCCGGAGCGGCGCACGGCCTCGCAGGCGTAGCGCAGGGCGTCTATGACGTGGTTCTTTTTGTCCTCAAGCACGGGCAGGATTTTGCCCGTGAGAGGGTCGGTCTTGTAGCTGTACAGGGTCAGCTCGTCAATGGTGTGAATGCAGCGGGGGTGGACCACGATGTCGTAATTCTTCAGAAACTCGATGCCTTCCTCGACCGACTTGGGGCCTTTGACTGCGGTCATGATCTTTGGAAAGCCATTCTTCTTCATGTGGCTGATGGTTTCGGGCCTGGCGCTGTCAGCAACGATGGGCCACTTCTCGGCCTCGGGCACCTGCATAAACAGCTCGGGCGTGTTGACGATCTCGCAGCCGACCATGTAGGCCTCATGGTCGATGTAGAGGGTGCGTCCAATGATGTGGCAGCGCACCAGCGTGGTGGGGTCAACCGCAAAGCCCCAATCGGCACCCAGACGGTGG